CTCAATGGCTCGTTCAGAATTAAAAACGATTGCAGATGCAGTAAAAAGATTGCAAATGAAAGTTGGTAAAGGTGAGGGAAGTTTGGAAGCATGGGTTCAATCAAAAATCACCAAAGCAGCAGATTACATTGATACAGCAGCAGATTATGTTGCAAGCGGAGAAATGGAAGAGTCGGTTCGTCTTCCAGCAACCAACGGCAATATCATTTCAGTAATTATTTCTTGGCGTGGAAAAACATACATGAATAAGATGTTTTTCCCACAAGTTAATATGCCAAGTAGAAGAGAAATAACAGACCAAATCCAAAAAGTGTATCCTGGAGCATCGGTCCTTCAATATAATGTTGCAGGATTAGAACCAGGACAACCATTGATTCAAGTTTATGATCGCCAAAAATCCAAGAATTATCTTTTAAATAATGGAACAATTGGTGAAGAAACGATTGAGGAAGTTGCCGCATGGCAACGTAAAGAAGGAAAGAATCAAAGTGGTGGACTCAATGAAAAGGGTCGTAAATCATATGAGCGTGAAAATCCTGGAAGCGACCTTAAGGCACCTTCAAAGAAGGTTGGAAATCCCCGCAGGGCATCATTCTGTGCAAGAATGAAAGGTATGAAAAAGAAACTAACTTCATCAAAAACTGCTAATGATCCCAATAGCAGAATCAATAAGTCCCTCAGAGCTTGGAATTGCTGACATGAAAAGTTTTAATCAATTTATCTCCGAAAGCGTAAATATTTCAGGAGACTTCAACGGAACTTTGATTATGGGTGGCAGTGAGCCACAACAACAAAAAGTTGAAGAGGAATTTTATGCGGACATTGTTTGGCAAGGAAGTCTTTACAGACTTAAGGTTTCCACTGAGAATGGAATTTCTTCTTTAAGTGGATTATCGGAACAACTTCAAGATCAATACCCAGGTGCAATTGTACATCAGGTCTATCCCGTAATTGAAGATAAAGTAAAAATCAAAGATTCTAAAAGATATCATCCTGCAAAATTAGATTGGATTTAATTTATGGCTCAGTGGAATAAGACTACACAAGATTTTCTAAACCAAGAAAGATCTTTATTTGAGGTTTTTAATATTGCAGATCACTGGGGAAACCAGACGGACTGGAGACCTCAATTTACTGGTAATAATAGATTTAAAATATCTCCATATCAAACAGTATTCTTTAACACCTTCCAGTATGGAAAGGAAACTGATGTATGGGATGAAAGAATAGTTGGAGTTGGAACTGCAACATTTAATGCAAATACCAGTAATATTGTAATGCAAGTTGGATCTACTGCAGGAAGTAAAGTAATTCGTCAAACCAAGAATGTGATGAGATACATTCCTGGTAGAGGTGCAACTCTTGCATTTGCAATTCGTCTAGAACAACCACAAGTAGGTATTCGCAGAAGATTTGGATTGTTTGATGAAAATAATGGTGTTTATTTTGAGGATGATGGGGGAACATATTCTTATGTAATCCGCAGTAGTGTAACTGGAATTACCACAGAAACAAGAGTATACAGAGATGAATGGAATGGTGAGAAGTTTGATGGTAATGGGTGGACTGGAGTAACCGCAGATCCAACAAAACAACAAATGATTTCTATCAATTATGAATGGTATGGTGCAGGTATAATTCAATTTGCTTGGTTAATGAAGAATGAGACTGTTGCATCCCATACTTTTGAGAACTCAAATACCAATCCAGCAGTTTGGTGTTCTACTCCATTCTTACCAATTAGACTTGAGATAGAAAATGTAACTGGTGTTGCAGGAACTCACTACCTTTATCAAGGTTCTAATTCTCTTATTCAGGAAGGAGAACCAGAAAAACTTGGAACTCTTTTGAGCATCTCAAATCCCATCACAGGGACAACGATGCAATCTGCAAATACATTTTATCCAATTATAAGCATTCGTTTGAAATCTAATAATCTAACTGGTGTAATGCTCTTGAGATCATTACAGGCAGCAACTGATGACAATACGAATGTTTATTGGCAACTTCTACAAAATGCAACACTGACTGGAGGAACTTGGGTAAATCATCCCGATCCAAACTCTTTTATGCAGTATAATATTACTCAAACTGCAGTATCTGGTGGAAGTGATCTTTTAAGTGGTTTTGTGATTGGTGGTGGTGGGTCATTAGTTGATCTTGATGTTAGAGCAGCACTTCAGTTAGGTAGAAGTGGTATTGGAACAATTAGTGATACTTATACTCTTGCCTGCGCAAGTCCCAATGCTAACAAAAAAGCACTTGCAGTTCTGAACTGGATTGAACAGAGGTAATTTTTTATGAGTGAAGTTTATCTTGGTAATCCTAATCTAAAAAAAGCAAATACACCTATTGAATTTACTGCTGAGCAAATTGAAGAATTCATCAAGTGTAAACAAGATCCTGTATATTTTGCTAGAAATTTTGTACAGATCGTAAACGTTGATAAAGGTTTGATACCTTTTGAGATGTATCCATTTCAAGAAAAATTAATTAAGAATTTCCACGGCAATAGATTTAATATCTGTAAGATGCCTCGTCAGACTGGTAAGTCAACGACAGTAGTATCTTACTTACTTCATTATGCAGTTTTTAATGACAATGTTAACATTGGTATTCTAGCAAACAAAGCATCAACTGCTAGAGAACTTTTAGAAAGACTTCAAACAGCTTTTGAAAATTTACCTCGATGGATGCAGCAGGGTATTGTAGCATGGAACAGAGGAAGCTTGACTTTGGAAAATGGTTCCAAAATTATGGCAGCATCTACATCCAGCTCTGCTGTCCGAGGAATGTCATTCAACATCATTTTCTTGGACGAATTTGCGTTCATTCCAAATCATATTGCAGATGACTTTTTCTCGTCTGTATATCCTACCATTTCATCTGGACAAAGCACAAAAGTAATTATTGTTTCTACCCCAAAGGGTATGAATCATTTTTATCGACTATGGCATGATGCTGAGCGTGGTAAGAATCAATATGTAACTACAGAAGTTCATTGGTCTGAAGTTCCTGGTCGTGATGCTGAATGGAAAGAGCAAACAATTGCCAACACATCCAAACAACAGTTCTCACAAGAATTTGAGTGCGAATTTTTAGGATCTGTTGATACTCTTATTTCGGCATCTAAATTAAAAGCTTTAGTCTATGAAGATCCACTTAAGACAAATAAAGGTCTAGATGTATATGAAGATCCAATAGATGAGCATAGTTATATTATTACTGTAGACGTTGCTAGAGGAGTTTCCCATGATTATTCAGCGTTTATTGTATTTGATATTACTCAATTTCCTTATAAGATTGTAGCTAAGTATCGTAATAATGAAATCAAACCTATGCTATTTCCTAGCATTATTGAACAACTTGCAAGTGCGTATAATAAAGCTTATGTGTTGGTTGAGACTAATGATGTTGGAGATCAAGTTGCTTCAATTCTACAATTTGATCTTGAGTATGATAATTTATTAATGGTTGCTATGAGAGGTAGAGCTGGTCAGATTGTTGGACAGGGATTTTCGGGAACTAAATCTCAACTTGGATTAAAAATGAGTAAGACAGTGAAAAAGATTGGGTGTTCTAACTTGAAGACAATGATTGAAGATGATAAATTGATATTTAATGACTATGATATCATTAGTGAGCTTACCACATTTATTCAAAAAAATCAATCCTTTGAAGCTGAAGAAGGATGTAATGATGACCTAGCGATGTGTTTGGTTATTTTTGCATGGTTAGTTGTTCAACCTTACTTTAAGGAGATGACTGACAATGATGTTCGTAAGAGAATTTATGAAGAGCAAAAAGATCAAATTGAGCAGGATATGGCTCCATTTGGATTTATATCGGACGGTTTGGATGACCTCACAGGTTTTGTAGAAGAAAGCACAGGTGATCGTTGGATGTTTGCTAGTCAAAAAGATCAAAAAACTTGGGATGATAAATGGCATGTAGATGAGTATGGGGATAAATCTTATATGTGGGATTATCGATAATGGATATTAATCAGCAAATAAATTTAGAACATCTTTTATTTGTTGATAGAAAATGTAGAACATGTGGAGAAATTAAAAGTTTAATTGAGGATTTTTATTTAACTAGAAAAAATCGTGGGGTTATACCATCTTCATATTCATATGAATGTAAAGAGTGTACTATAAAAAGAATAACTGTCAGTAGATTAACAACCACAATTTTAGATAAATGGGAATATCCTGATTGGTAATTTGTTCATGTATTGTTTTCCCATTTAAAATAAACATTTTAATAAATAATCTTAGAGCAAATGAAGAACTACTAGAGGAATCCAAATGGCTTTAGGTTTAGTTTCACCTGGAATTAAGGTTAGGGAAGTTGATTTAACCGTTGGCAGGGTTGATTCTGTTAGCCAATTAACTGGTGCTATTGTTGGACCTTTTGAAAGAGGTCCTGTAGAAGAAGCAACATTAGTTGAAAACGAAAAAGATCTTATCAACACATTTGGCAAACCATCTGAAAATAATAATCAATACGAATATTGGTACAGTGCATCAAACTATCTTTCTTATGGCGGCGTATTGCGTGTTGTAAGAGCTGATGGTTCCAACTTAAACAACGCTAACGCACCAACTGCGGTTGGTTTAGGTTCAACCACTGTAAAAATTAAAAACTACGAAGATTACACCGCAAATCATACAAGTGCTTCTGCTTGGAGTTGGGCAGCTAAAGATCCTGGCGTTTGGGCAAACAACTTAAAAGTTTGTGTTATTGATGCTTTTGCAGATCAAAGACTTATCGGTGTAAACACTGGCATTTCTACAGCAACCACTGCTATTACTGTTGGTGTTGCAACAACTGCAGGAACCTTTAGCGAAGCATATGATGTTAGCGTTGGTGTTGACACCACTGGATTACTTGTTAATGATGCAGTTTCAGGAACTTATATCGGTGCAGGGACCACAATTCTTGCAATCGGTGTTGGTACTGTATATCTTTCAGTTCCTTCTTCCGCAGTAGGGGCTGCTACTACTGATTTAACGTTTAGTAGAACCACCACAACTACTCAATTATATTCAGCGGTAACAGTTGGAGCTGCTGTAACGCAAATTGGTACTTTTGCAGTTGCTGGTGTTGGGACTACATCTTCATTTACTGGTTTTGTAAAAGGTATTGTTACTGGAATTGGTAACACATTTGTCGATGTTAAGATTACCAGTGTCGTAAACAGCACAACACAAGTAGAGACACCTGTTAATTATACTCCAGATCTTTATGCATTCAATGCTACAACTGTAAATGGTTTCATCGGAATTGGAACCACTGGAACAACAACAGCTACTGCATTAGACTGGTACAATCAACAAACTCTTGGACTAACGAACTCGACAATTTATTGGAATGCAATTGCACCTAAGCCAGGTACATCAACCTATGCTAATGCAAGAAGCGCCAAGAATGACGAAATTCATGTTGTTGTAGTAGATGACACTGGATCGGTAACTGGCATCGCTGGAAACATTCTTGAAAAGCACATTGGATTATCAAAAGCTACTGATGCTCAGTTAGCTACTGGTGAGCCTATCTACTACAAAGATTATGTTGCAACTGGTTCTGCATATCTATATGCTGGTGCTGCTCCTACAGGTT